ATCGGACAGGGCTTCACAAAGCCCTGCACGCCAGGTTGTTGTACCTGACGATTCGTAGGGAAAGTCCCAATTGGGACTCACCCTTCGCTTCGTTTTCCAACGCCCCACGTCTCTCGACGTTAGGTATTGGGCAACAGTCTCACCATGCAATGCACTAAGGAGGAGACCGTCTGGGTTATATAAGATACGGCGACCGGAACCGGGAACTCGACCGGCATGTATAGACATGCGATCAGGAACCCATTCCAGCTGCTTGTACCTCATCGACCCATTACGATCCCGACCCACATGCATTCTTGCCACGCATAACGGAACACGCCATCCTCCGGAGGCATCAGCCCCTAGTGGAATAACGTGTATACGAGGCAAGCATCGCATTAACGACCGGATTGTGCTCCATAAGGGAAACCTATGTTGCACGCTCCAATCAATTAAGCGATTCATGGCGACGTAAATCTCAGCGGGATTAGAGAGGGCCTTTACGTAGACCCCCCTTACGAGACTGCCTTTGAAGCAGTCCCAACCGCAAGATTCACGGAACGGCCCTTCAGAGAAGGACTTCTGTGTATTCACTTTGAACCCAAGAATCGCAAGAAAGCGGACAAGGCGATGATACGACCTGCTTTCGCAGGCTATGTCATCCCCAAAGACCGCGATCCTACGATGGATTCCGAGTGATCTATACACAGCCCGTACGGCACATGCAAATATGACTGTCTGTAGTGGGAAGGTAAAACCATTCCCCATACTAGAAATCATATGAAGCACATGCTGATGGCCACCTGCAGTCGTGATATCACTTCTACAAGCCATCAACCATGCCAACTGTTCCCGAGGGATACAGTCCTTTAAAAGGTTAAGGCTTATGGTATCAGAGGCGGATTCAAGATCGATCGTTGAGATCGATCCGTCTATAGAACCCGCATTAGCCAGAGCGCGATTGACCTCAGCCTGATTTTCGAGAGAAATCCCGAAAACCTGAAAGAGGCGCCACGTGAGCAGAGATCCGATCCCTAACTGATAAAACATGTTAAGGACAGGCTCTGTACATATGGTTCTCGCTATACGGTCATTCTTCGGAACGAAGCTTAACCGGCTACTTTCCGGCATCACAGACGGACCTCGGGCCAGCCGACGAAAATTCTCGGCTGAATTCCAGAGGGGCAATGTCTGTATGCGCTCCTGAAAATGCTTCAGAAGTATCGACTTAGACACACTTAACCGACTCCCCCATAACTTGGCGTAAGCTGAGCCATGGGGAGAACCGATCGACGCACCAGGGCCATTACGGCCTGAGTCCCAGATTTGATCTAAGGACTCGAGGAGCGGCATACCTCTAGGGTAGAAGAAATCATATAGTTCCTGTTTAAAGGTCCCATACAATTCTTCATCCCCGGAAGTGTTTAGTGTGAGCTCGTAATTCTTGCAATGCAAATTACACTGCAAGAACTTATCTAGCGCGGCCTTGTTCATTTCAGGGGTTGTCATCTTAGAAGCCAAAAACTTCTTCGATAACGAGTCCTGTAAAAGGCCAAAAGCCGCGTGTAGTTCCGAGCTACGGCCATCAAGGTGTGAACCTCGATAGTCGCCCTTTAAGTCGTCAGAAAGGCACTTAGTGAGGGTAGATATGGTGATCATACGTCTCCAATGTGATTAGATTAATTTAGAGACAACTCCTTATATAGGGAGATTGCCCCTAATTAGTTCAGAGACTGGGTAGCCGGCTAATGCCAGTAACGCAATCGCTGCGTATTTGGCAATAGTCTTCCACTTTATTGACTTAAGGCCCATCTGAGTTACCTCAGAATGAGCCGACAGTCAACGAGTCTCCGAACCCGGCCGAATTTGCGTTGAGGAGGCCGATAAAGGCACTCAAAGCAGCGCGGATGTTGACAGCGTCATAGCTGTCAGCACCTGCCGGCACATCCACGAGTAGACGCAGGGAAAGTATGCGTTGTGCCTGATTGGCAGCAACGTTCACCCCCTTTTGCATCTTAAACATGTATGTGTTCGTCGGAACGGATCCAATCAGCCCCGTCACAGGATTCGCAGCCGGGAGGCCCTTACGGACCTTCGGCGCAACGAAGAGCGCTGTGAACGGATCAGAGATGCTGTGAAGTCGCGCATTGGTTTGTGTACCGCCAAGGGCGGACACGTACCACTGCTTCCCGTTAACATCGGGAGCGACATCCACAACGTATGTTGCAGTAGGGCTCGTTAAGCCTGTCTGCGCACCGCCCGTCACCGGGCTCGTAACAGTAATTGACATGTAGATACCTATATACGATTATTGGAACGAAGCGCCCCGAGAGCAGCTAAGTTAATGTATGCCTCTTTGTAACCCGGTATCCTAAAAGAAGGCCACCGGATAAGAACATCAGGCACATCACGAACTATGCTGCCACTCTGAGCGCTAGCCTCTGGCGGAGTAGCATCGTACTCTAGATCTAGCCCATTCGAGTAACTATTCTTCGTACATGTCGGGTTATACAGCTCACGAATGACTTGCGTCTTCCGTGTTCTGCAGTAATAGCGCAATGACGAAGTAGGGAACGTCAGAGACGAAATAAAGTCTCCTAGTCCCGTAAAGTAGTCGATGGCAAAAGACCAAGGTACGAGCTCCCAGATGGAGGGGAGCCAGTTATCCATAGTTAGGCCAAACTGAGATTTAAATCGGCCCGGTTCGTTAATATGTACTGCCATCGCGCCTTTGTACCAGCAGTTAGAAACTGCACGAGTACGTTTAAGGCACAAAGCATTACCTATCATACCGCCGAAGCCCATATTCACCTCAGTAGCCGCATCTTGGAGACCGACATCTCTCCCACTACCCGAAACGCTAAAAGACCTCATACTACCTGCCACAGTGGCAGCGGCAGCATTTGCGAGGTTCGTAACATCTCCGATAAGGGGAGCCCACCCAAAAGAATACTCGAGCCAAGACTCAGCAACAGCCTTCTTTTTACCAGCCTCGCCGATCCGACCCTTCGCCCGTTTCTTGGCGGAAGATTGGAAAGAACGAAGCTTGTTAAAGAGACTGCGCCTAGCCCCGAGTATCATTCGGACAGCTTCTCGACCTTCACCCAGAGTCACCAAAGCTTGTGCTTCGGAGAGCCTCTGACGTGCTTGTCGAATAAACTGCTGAACGGCTACAGTTTCTGCCTTGCTTGCAAAAGCACCCGCAGCGGGTATATCAAGCTCATAGGAGTTATGGCGATAATCATCGGTTAAAATCCTTTGCACTTTCCAGTTGCCAACACCCCCAACGTCAATACGAGTGGTTTGAGTAAACCGCCCGACGGACATAGGTTTGTTGCGATCGGTCCATGTTTTGGAATAACCGTTGGTAGCGTTGAACCCATTAGCTATCTTTTGGCGGTAGAGAGGGTTGTCACCCCCGGCCCATACCACGGATGTGGATGGAGCCGAAACGGTGACATTGGTTATAGTCGTCACGGGTTGTGTATCACCTTGAATAAGGCGATCTGCGTCCACGCGCTGATTATAAGACAAATCCTTTTGAGGATTTACTCTCGACCCTGTAGTCATTTGTACCTCCGCTATTGTACCATAGCCTTAATTAAAAGACTATCAAAGCACCCGGGTGAAACATTCAGGCGCAGGGATCATGTCTTGAAGGTCACGGTTTTCACCGTCACCATCAACCCAGAGAATAGTATTTTTCCAATACTTATCCTCTAGGCCGAGACTAGCCAGTGATATCATGTACTCGTCACTGTGAATACCGAAATGAAGATTTGACAGGACTGCAAGAGCGACCGATGGAACAAGTTCCATCGCCCGACCCTTTGCAACCCAGCCATCGCCTTCATTCCGACCTAAACAGTAATTAGTCCAGACATCATAGGCATGATCCGGATCGCACATCGTCTTGAAGAGACCTAAAAGGCCCTCTGATTTAACAGTCAGAAGATATTTTTCGGTCAGCCTTGCTACGAAACGTTTTTCGTCCGTATCAAGACACGTTACACCATTTGTAACTTCAGGCATAGAGATAACCTCATAATTGTCAAAGTTTAAATGGCTAACGCCATCGAGCTGATGTGTCAGCGCAAGAACTACCCACC